AATATGTGTGCTGGTTATGAGACTTTGCTGCCAACATTGTGACGCCATCATCGAGCATGATGAAACGAAAGTGTCGTCATGTGTCTGCGACCCTGACGCCCCGACTTGGGTTGCGATAACCCGTGAAGGTCGCATCATGTCCATGTCCCACGCCAGTTACGAATATCTCCCAAAGGAAAACTGATGTCCTGCCCGTGGTCACTTGTGTCCGTTCATTGGATAGACGCATACGATTCCGATAACGGCTGGATCGAAATAGAAACCTACAAACCCGAAGCCTGCCATGTTGTGTCGGTAGGGTTCTTGTGGCCTGAATGTTTGCCAGGGTACATTTCGATCACCGGTTCATATATGCCTGACGAGGGACCGAACCTTAAAACTATAGGGATGGTGACACATATCCCTGTGTCTATGGTGCAGAACGTAAAAGTTTTGGATCAAGCAAAAATTGATTTGACTTTGCAACACCCCCACCGTATGCTCTAACTAAACCAAACAAAGGGGAACAAATGAATAAGAACTGGTACACAAGAATTAAACCTGAACACGGCACAGCCGACTGGTTGGCGGCACGATGGAAAAACGAATCAGGTGAACCACAAATCACAGCATCAGTAGCCGCTGTAGTTCACGGTGCGCACCCATTCAAAACCGCGGCAGACCTGGCAACAGAACTGTTGGCACCTGAACCACCACAACCTGAGGCACCGAACTCGGCAATGGACCGAGGCAACCGGCTTGAACCGACACTCATCAAATGGGCGGCAGACAGACTGAACAAAGTTTTGTACACACCAGACGTGCTGTACTCCTACGAAGAAGATGGTGTTCGCCTGATGTCAACGCTTGATGCGTTAAGCATGGATGAACCCGACCAACGCCAAGTCATCGAAGTTAAGACCACAAGGAAACGTTGGGATGGGAAACTGCCCGACTACTGGTATTGGCAAGGTATACAGCAGGCGATCTGCGCAAACGTTTTCTCTATTGATTGGGCGATCTTTGATTCAGACCTGGAACTACACCACCATGTACAAAAGGTTTCATCAGATGAGAAACAGAAACACATTGACGCTTGCCGAAAGTTTTTGGCAGCCATAGATTTAGGGATGTTGCCTGACGGTGCAGAGTACGCCTACCGGCACATCTCAACCCAATATCCGCAAGGTGTCAACACCACAGTCGAACTGCCTTCCAGCATGAAACAACAAATCGTTGCGTTGAAACAAGTTAAACAACAGATGAAAGAACTTGAAGCAACCGAAGATAGAATCAAAGCAGAACTGTGCGGCCTGATGGGTGAAGCCGAGTACGCCACATTGAACGGCACTTTGGCTTTGACTTGGAAAACATCTGAACGCACATCGTTGGATCAAAAGAAACTTGAACAAGAACACCCAGCGTTGGTAGAGAAGTTTAAGAAAACAACAACCATCCGCACGTTACGTGTGGCAACGAAAGGAGAATAGCAATGGAACTAAAAGAAATACTCAGCACATACGGTGTACCTGATCCGTCTATCGTCGGCAAACTACCGCGAGGCGGCATCACGCTCGACTTCGTAGGTCACGCAGAAATCAACCGCATCCTCATTGACATTGATCCGATGTGGAACTGGTCGCCTGTCGAGTTCGTAAACGGCAGACCAGCGATCACCGAAACAAACGGCATGGCAACCATGTGGGGGCATCTAACCATCCTCGGCAAAACCATGTTGGGTGTCGGTTCGGTACGTGCAGACAAACCTGATCTAGATAAAGAACTTGTAGGCGACTTCCTACGCAACGCATCTATGCGGTTCGGTATCTGTCTCTCACTTTGGTCAAAGTCTGAGTGGGAAGAACACCCTGCCACGGCACCTAAACCTGCCGGTGTTGTCAGCCAAGAAAACATTGACCGATTCAAAGCAGCCTGCAAAGAAGCGAACCTTGACCCGAACGAGGTAGCGAAACAGGCAGGCGTACTGTTGATCGGATTAAAAGAAGCGGACATGGCGAAGTTGCGTGACGCTTTTAAGTCAATGAAAGAACAACCGAAACCTTTAACCAACGCCGAAGCAGAAAAGGCGATAGTTGAAACGTTCAAAGCAACACCCGTAGAACCGGTACATAACCCGAACGTGAAACCATCAAACCCTGACAGCAAGGTGGGTGGAACACAGTTGGCGAAACTGAAAGCGTTAATGAACTCTAAAGGTTTCGACACACCTGAAGCCAAACTAGAGTTGGCTGTCGGTTCGGTGAAGCATCCGTTGAACGATCTGAACGAGATGACCAAAGGTGAAGTTTGGGAACTCATCGAAACCCTTGACCCTCAATGACCGATGAACGCAAAGGGGAATGTCAAGGCAACCGTGACAAATGCAACCTACCTGAATGTCCGAAGTTCGGGTTGCTCGGTCGCCCATCTCGTGACGGTAAGCGACGGGTACGTGGATGTAACGATCCTGCGGCTCGGGGGAAAAGGAATCGAACTAAAGGTGATGCTAAAGCCCGACATGCCCGACGCAAACTGGGTTTATCTGCGACAGGTAACGCAGGTTCTCGGCATGAAGAACATTGGTCCGGTTTTTTTCGCGTTGAAGTTAAAGCCGGTGCGCAAGTCGGCCCTATCGAAACCAGGTTTCGTGCGGCGAAAACGCAATCGGATGCTTCTAAAGCGTTGGGTGACATCAGACCTTTCGCAATGATCGCCATGCCCGAAGGTAACTCTGACGGGATAGTGTTGATGACACTCAACGAGTTCGCAGAACTTATAGCCCTTATAAAATAAGACTTACAACCAATCAACTAAGGTAGGAGAATCTAATGGATGCACTCTCACGGCTATTCGCCGTTCTCACAGTCACCCTGACTGTAGGTGGGGTTACAAGCCTCGCTGAACAACCCCCTGTACCTAACAGCCCACCCCCTGTTTTGGTCGCTCAGAACGCAATACAGCGCGTCTGGCGCGACCCTGTAGCGGTAGCCAAACCTAAAGCCCTATGCCCACAATGGTGGGATGCAGCCCTCGAAGCAGGCTGGGAACTAGACCAGTTACCGACCCTTGACCAGATTCTTCATCGAGAATCAAGGTGCCTAACCCAAGCGCACAACACCACCCTGAACGCTGATGGGTCAACCGACATAGGTTTAGCCCAAATCAACGACCGATCATGGTGCCTACCTACACGCTGGTATCCGAACGGATACTTGCAAACATTGGGGATAATCAACTACTGTAAAGACTTATTCGATCCGTTAACAAACCTTAAAGCCGCCAAAACAATCTATGACTACGCCCAAAAAACCAGCGGAAACGGCTTCCGACCCTGGGGAAAGTGAAGCAATGGGGGAAATACTTGCATCATTCCGACTGATTGACAAAGAAACAGATTGGATGGACAACGCCAAATGCCACACCAGCGACGGCATATCATGGTTCCCTGAGATCGGTGAAAGGCACCTTGTTAGCACAGCGAAAAAGTTTTGTGCAAACTGCCCTGTACGGGAACGATGTCTAAGGTTCGCTCTTGATAACGAAATCATGTACGGTGTTTGGGGTGGCAAATCGGCCGCTGAACGTCGAAGATTACTACACAGCCGCAAATATAAGACTAGGATGGGGTTATGACCGATGCACAGGTGTCAGAACTAGCGATGTGGGATGCACGTTGCAACGACCTGCAAAACAGTTTAGATCGTGTACGTGAAGAACGTGACGAACTAAAACAAGAAAACGAAAAACTGGTACGGGAATTGAACATAGCAGTTCAAGCATCCATCGACATCAACCGAGAACTTTCAACCTACAAACAGATGGTTGAACGAATGAGAATAGCAATGGCTCAGGGTACGGAACTCTGATCCGAATATCTAATCCACTACAAAACTACCTCAAAGGGGGAGCATTCATGTCAGCATCATTTTATAAACTTAAAGACGACTCATGGGGCGTACGTGTCAAAGAGTTCGCAGGCGAACCAGATATGGAAGTCGAAGTCACCACCAAAGCAGGCGACACAAAAACTGTGATCCTCGGTAAACGGGTCGCCAAATTTGATGACGCAGAACTATGGTCAATCGCACCAGCAGGCACCACGAACGTCAGCAAAACAAAACCGGCGCCGAAACCAGCACCAACAAAACCTTTGCCAGCAGAAGAACCGTTCTAACGCTTAGCCGTGAAACAAACTTGGCTTTGCCCTATTTGTGGCAACACGATCACAACCCACATCAAACTGTCAGAGCCACCGACATGCGCAAACAACCACCAAACACAACCAATGACCACAAAGGACAAACCAAAATGACGTTCGACGAATGGTTACAGTACGGATACAAAAACAATTTTTGTTCACCACCCGTATGCGAAATACATGACGGACTACCGACAACAGCAACCGAAGACGAACAGTTCTCAGAAGGCGAAGACCCCTGCATATATATTTTGCGGCTGTACGACGACAACGCAACCAGCAAAGGCGTAGAGGCAAATCATTCCGCTTCAACGTGGCGGGCAACCAACTTAGGTTGGGTTAAGTAACAAGTTTCCCCCACCCTCGGAGAAAGGGAAATACGAGAGTGGGGTACTCCTCGATCACTCAGCGACGACGAGTATGGTGTCCTCGCCTTTTCATTGGTCGCTTCGCAAACCTAGATAACTCTACCTCAACGGCTTCAACGTTTGCAAATCCGCAACGCTCGGCACCAGCCATACACGCCGACCTCGTGCCGTAAAGGTAAATGAACGGGATATGATCGGTGAAAGTTTGCCCTTGCCATCTGTATTCGCCAGCCCAAAACTTGCCGTCGGTTCGACGCACAACCCAAACCATTCTCGCTTGGGGCTTCCTGAACTTGCGATGGTTGCGAACAACAAGGGCTAACAGCCCTGTCACTTTCTCCCGTCGAGGCGGTCAATAGCCTTGACTAACATATCCATGAACTCTAAAGAGTTCTGCGTGAAAGCCTGCCACGAGTCATCTTCGTTCGCATGGTACCGTTCCACGCCCTCACGACAGAGAGCAAGCAGGTCATCTGCTAACCGTTTACGATCACCTGCACGGGTTTGGCGTGGCGCATCGTGGCGTTCATCTTCACGCCACCTATCACGAAACTTTGCATGCACGTATGGGTGGCTTCGGTTGCGTCGTTCTTTCAACATGAAAACATGACCACCGCTATGCAAGTTAGATAAAGCCCCCGAAACCTGACCGTGATGTAGGTACAGTTGTCGCCCGATCTCATTCCATGTGGCACCAGCAGAGCCGTGCGCCTCTAATGTGTCTAGAATTTTTTGTTGGCGTTCGGCGAGTGTGCCATCTGCCACTTCAAGTTCGGCACGATCACGGCTCGTATCTGTACCGGCATAGCCACCTGTATTGTTGTATGGGGTGATAGGTAATTGTTGGTTCACTTCATTCTCCTTCTTTTGGTTTGACTTCTAGTTCGCGTTCTGACCAGCCGAGAACCTGTGCTTCATCTTCTGTTTTGATGTAGTCCATGCCACAGAACATTTGTTCCGCGCCGTAGGTTTCTATTGCTAGTACGAGTGTGACCTCGATTAGTTTGACTGTTTCTAATGCCTTGTTCATTGGTTGTTCTCCTTTGGTTGGTTTAATTTATTTAGACTATTCAACAATATGTCGGTTATGTAATCGTTGTTGTCATTAAAAATTCCGTCACCTAAATATCCGTGTTGCCAATCTTCGGTTTCGTGGCACCAAATTGTTTTATTTTGAAATTTTAATTCTTCAAGTTCTGGATCGTGCGCCCATTGCTTGGTTGCCGTATCGAAATAGATGATGAAATAATGTTGTTTACTCATCAGAGAAACTCACCGTCTTCTTCGGTAGTGATATCCCAAGCACCTATCTTCGTCGTGTCGATACCGTGATGGTTTAATAGTTGCAGTTGTGCGTACCGTTCGGCGTGTTCCTCATCGGGTGCCTGCACGCATGTGTATAGCGTGAAGTGATCGCCGGTGAACTTTACTGTGTAAAGGTATTCTGTTTGTGTTCTGCTCATTGGTTGATCCATTCTATTTTTACGTCGTCGCCGTAACCTTGTTCGATCCATTGTTCGGCAATAGTCGCAGCCGTGTAGCAATCCACGTAATAATCGACTACTTCGACGGCGCCTACCCATACCGTGTAATTGTTATTTGACGCACACTCTTCGCAAACTTTAGTGTCGTTAAAACTTTCAACCCCACCACCCGTAACTCCGCAATTCTCGCAACGATGAGCATTGTCGTAGTCGTTATCGCAATATCTAAGTTGCATTAGTTGTTCTCCTTTTGTTGGTTGTTAAATAGATTCATCAGGCAGTTGCCTGTGAAAGTTTGTAATCTCGACCCATTGATCCATTCTTGTTTGCATGTAACCATCTTCACCAACGTATTCGGGGTGGGCTACAACATAAAGCGTGTTTGGTTTCCCGCACATATGAAAGTTTATGTCCCAACTTTCACTATCGTTTATTTTCAATGAATACCAGTCATCGAAATCATTGAACAAATCATTTGTGGATATTTTTGTTGCGTAACCTTCCGCGAAGGCTTTAATGATCTTGAATGTGTCTGGTTTCATTTCTGGCGTTATTGCGCTTTTCATTAGTTCCCCTTTCTGCTGTTGATTTCTTGTAGGTACCATTGATTCGTCTTGCGTTTCATCGTGGCATGGCGTCGGCGAGTCGCCTCTAATTCGTGCCGGTAATCTGCCACAAATTCGCCCAACTTGTAAGAGGCGAACATCAACCCCATCAGGGCGAACATAGCGAGCCCTGCAAAATTGTCGTCGAATATCATCACACTTCCTCGCAATTCATCAAATTATCTACCCATTCTCTGACCTCGTTAGGGTTATCTGCATACTCGTTGAGGGCGTCGGCAAGGTAGCCGAGTTCCATGTAGCCGAGTGCGGTGCCTTTTTCCATCATCGGTTCACCTAAATTGTCGGCGCTCCACCCGATAAGGTCAAGGAACACTAGAAACGGGTTCCCATCTCTATCGCAGTTGGTGCCCCAACTGTAGAGGGCTTGCGCCTCTGTTGCTCTATCGTTTGGCAGTTCTAAAAACTCCCAAACATTGATTTGTTTTTGTTCGGTATCCATTCGTTTTCCTTTCTCTGTTGGTATTCGGTCAAGGTTCACCATGAACCTCGTCACCTTGTACCCTAGTCGCCTATCGAGGGCGAGTCAAGTCTCAAAACTTGGCTAGGGTTGGGGGGTTATTTGTTCTTGTATTCTTCGGCGTATTGTGTCGGGGTGGCTGTCTGTTCGTTGGCAGACAAAACATCTAGCCCGTAGCCCGCTCTCATCGTGTCGGTCATGTCGTGCCATTCGTCGAAATCCTCTTCTGACCAGTTAGTGACATTTATTAGCACTAGTCTCTTAGCGTCGCCATAGGCGCCGGTATCGGTGTCTATGTACAGCGCCGGCGGTACGTAGTCATTCATGCTATCTTCTGGCAAGTTTGCCAGAATCGTATTCATTTCATGCAGTTGCATTATTCCCCTTTTCTTTTGTTATCACGACACGATCGTGTCGCTAGTGCCTAATCGGGATTGAACCCCACGCCCGAGGCGATAGGCTAACCTTGCTATTTCGTTACCTTGTAACCATTCTCAATGAGGTGCGCCCTAAACATGATGGCGCTATCTTTTTTATTGTACCCCATATAGGTATAGGTTTCTAGTCTCTCTCGCCCCCACATACCTTCTGCGGGGTCAAAAATCATGGCACTCATCTGCCATGCACCGCTATGTAGTTTCGTTGCATTCATTCCTAGCCCTTTCTCTGTTGGTTTTGTTCTTCGGCTTTCGCCTTGCCCCTAGTCGCCCTATGACGGGCTACCCCAATATCGGGCTAGGGCGATACCTTCAGAATCCGCAAGCCTCGCGGAATCTCTCAGAATCGAAACGCGAATTGTCTTCTCTCATGTAATCTTCAAAACCGCCATTATCTAAAAGACACTTAAACGCCCATTTGAATGTCTCTCTATCCTTGCTATCTGACGGAATTTCTAGCGCCGATTTTATAGCCTGCGCTAATTCGTCGTAATCTTTCCTAGTCATTCGTTGCCCTTTCTCTAAGTTTCTGACCCTCATCAGTCACCGCGTCACGGTGAGACGCCTCACGGCGTTTCGGGTTAATTAACCTATTTGGCTTAAAGTCTCACAGAGAGCAAAAAGCCAATTGGCGTTGCTTTCGTGGATATCCTCGCGCATGGCTACCTTTTCAAGTGCCTCACGCAAGTTAGTGACCTGAGTCACTAATTCACTATCTAAAACGAACATTTGTTCGCTCCTTTCTCTCGGGGTTCTCACCATAAGAACCACTAAGAAGATAGTACCCCAACCAAAACCAAAAAGCAACTTTTGTTTATGTGAACCTCGTCACATCAATGTTAGGCAACCCTGACACAACAACCCGAACCGCCGAACATGTTAGGCGAACCTAACAGAACCATACCCACCGAACACCTGTTCGCCCCCCACCCTCTCGCAACCCCGAACACATGTTCGCAACCATGCCCGAACCCCGAACAAATGTTCGGTGGTCAAGCCACCACGCACAGCGACGCCCAACGGGGGGTCTGCCGAGGCGCCCGCCCCTATGTATATGTATAGGTGTTTCTTTGTGTGTTCATTTTTGTGGTCAGAAAAAACGGCAAAAAAAGAGGCATGTGAACAGAGGGTGCTGGTTGTCGGTGGTGGACAACCGAAGCGTATGCTGAGGGCGTCAGGTCAAACGTATGTGCGACAGGTGCTTCCCCCCACGTTTCACTCTTTTGAGTTGGTAGCCGTTAGCCATTGTTTTAGCCGACACCATGTTTGAACTTGTACGTTGTTCACGCTGCTTGATCCCGTTACAGGATCATCTACCCCAGTTTCCTGGTGTTCAATGCCCCGCACCTTGCAATAGGTGTACAGCCGTGGTTTAGTGGTGTGATGGTAGCAGATGGTTTTGTTTGTTGCAACTGTTTAAGAAAATAGTGTTGGCGGGTGACTCTGACTCTTTCCCCAACCAACAAGGGATGGTCCAGGGTACCCGCCAACAGGTGTTAGTGTAACATACGTATATGGCTCCGCGCAATAAACCCAAAGGTAAAGATGTTAGTGCTTGGTTAAGTGGTAATCGAGGTACCGTTCAATCTGGTAGCAGTAACGAAACCCAGATCGATACTGGTGGCGGAGAAAAAGATAAAGTTAACGAAACTTTGATGTTGGGCGTTGCTGGTGCTGCTGGTGTAACCGCAGCCGCTGTGGGGTTGCGTGCAACTGGTTTACCTCAGCGTTTAGCCAACACACTTAAAGGTAAAACTGTTGGTTTGCATGGTTCACCTGTTCCTGGTCTTAAAAGTATCGACCCTCGTATTTCTCGTTCAGACGTTGATGTTCCTACTGTTTCTTTTATGAGAACAGACGTTCCGCCACAAATGAGGGCATCAAACGTCAGCGTGAATCAACAGTATGCTGGCAGTCAAGGTTCTATCTATGTTGTTAAAGCAACGAAAGCAACTAGTGATTTACCTAAATTTTCTAAACCGGCAAAATTGCCAAAGTTCACCCAGTCAGCAGATAGGGTTAGACCGGTTATTAAATTTGATCCGCCTGTTGCAACTAAAACAACTACGTCAGCAAAAGTGTTTGCAGAAATTCCGGTTAACAAATATCCAACCGAAGATTTGTTGAGAGCAGAAGTCGCTCGTCAAACACGGTTGGCTGGTTCTTCTATGAGAACACAAAGTGTGCGTAACAAAATTAAGGGATTAACACCTAAAAAGAAATCTTCACGACTTAATCCAGACGTAAGTTAACAATGGCTTCACGTAGACCTAAAAATGTGAGTGCTTGGTTGGGTGGCAATCGTGGCACGATGCAATCCGGTACGGAACAGCAAATCGATACTGGTGGCGGTGAGAAGGATGCTGTTAATTCGACGTTGGCTTTAGGTCTTGCTGGCGCCGCTGGTTTGACTGCTGCTGGTGTGGCTTTGCGTAAAACCGGTGTTGGTGCGCGAGCGTTAAATAAAGTGACTGGGCAAAGTGTTGTAGTACACGGATCAGGAACTGGGGGGTTGTCAAAAATTGAACCACGTTTAGGTTCAGCAGCATTGCCGTACGATAAAGCCGCTTTTGCGTGGAACCCTGCTGCTTATAAAGAAAAAAACAGTTTGCAAAATTTGGTTTGGGATAGTAAAACCTATGTCAGTAAAGCACCCAGTAATCAAATTCCTGCGGGAACTCTTTATGTTGCAAAAACACCAACTAAAAATTTAACAAAAATTTCGGATGCAACACCGACACCTGGACCATTAGTGAATTTAGACAAAATAAGAATTTTCAAAGAATCTGGGGTTACAACTAATAAACCTCTTAAAGTTGTTAATCAAATTGATGTTTCTAAATTTCGAGATAGTGCAGAACGCGCAGTAGAATTGGCGCAGAAAATTAAAAAAGCAGGTGGGAAAGTTCCAAAAGGTTCAACTAAGCGAAGTTCCTACATCATTGCAGACGATTTTTAGAACATTGTAATGCCAGCAGGCCGTTCGGGGAGGCGCCAGATACCGCCACAAGATGTGGCACGATATTGGCAGTCACGTGCTTCAGGTATGTCGATACAGGATGCGGCAGGTATAGCCGGCATCCATGTGAACACGGCATCAAAGTGGGAGGCTAAACGGCGTAAAGCAAAATCTGAGATTGCTTTGGCTGAAGTTGAGATAGGTCAAGTACGCAAAAAACAGGGTGGTGTTCAGGCTGATGCTTGGAAGGCGTCTATGGATGTCGCCGATCTGCCACCTGTTATCCCTTACGACAGGTTATCGCCTGAGGCGCAGCGTGGTTTAGAAGATTTTGATTATTTTAGGAAACGATATTTGGGTCGTGTTCCTTCAGCGTGGCAGGTTGATGCCGCATACAAGATTGTCAAAATGTTAGGTTCACCTGACAAAGAGTTCATTGTTATTAATTGTCCACCTGGTGCCGGTAAGTCGACGCTGTTTCACGATTTTGCTGTGTGGATGATTGTTAAGAACCGCAAGATTCGTGTGCTTATCGGTTCTGCTACACAGACGTTGGCGAAAATGTATTCGCGTCGTATCCGTGAAACGTTGGAACGCCCTTTTCCGTTGCATCCTGACCCTATTTTGATTGAGAAAGGTTTGGCAATCCCAGCCGAAGCGTGTTTGTCTATCGACTATGGGCGGTTCAAACCTTCGTCGTCTGGTGCTTTGTGGCGGGCAGAAGAATTCATTGTTGAACAAGAAGACTTATCGGGTTTGGATAACAAGGAACCAACCGTTTCTTCGTACGGTATTGACTCAGAGTTCATTGGTCATCGTGCCGACCTAGCGTTGTTTGATGACGTGGCTACACCTGAGAACGCCAAAGAGTCTGTTGCCCGTGACAAACTGTTGGAACGGTGGGATACTGTCGCTGAAGCCCGTGTTGATCCAGGTGGTTTGCTTGCTGTCATCGGGCAGCGGCTAGGACCAGGCGACCTTTATGCGCATTGTCTGTCAAAGATCACTTACGAAGAAGACCCTGACGCCTATGACGGTTCAGATGTCACCGATATTAGCGATGAGATTGAACCAGAAAAGAAATCTAAATACACCCACTTTGTGTATAAAGCCTATTACGAAGAATTGGACACAGGTAGAGAAAGCAAAAAAACTACGGCACCACCGTGGCCTGTCGGCCCGTTGCTTGACCCGTATCGTTTGTCTTGGAAAGATTTGTCTTACCTGAAACATTCAACGCCAGCAAAATTTGAGGTCATATATCAGCAACAAGATTTGGCTGTCGGACAATATCTCATTGAACGAGTGTGGGCCACAGGTGGCATGGGTCCTGACGGGGTGCTATATCCAGGGTGCATCGACAACGATAGACGCCCAGGGTACATTCCAAGCAATCTTGAACCGCCAATAATTTCTATAGCAACAGTTGACCCGTCACCAACAAATTTTTGGGCGATCCAATGGTGGCTGTATCAACCTGAAACCAATCTCAGATATTTGATTGATGTTGAACGAACCCGTTTAACAGCCGAAGAACTTTTAGGGTTTGATACCGGCAGCCGCGAGTATGGCGGCGTAATGGAGACATGGCAAAACAGGTCGTTCGAGATGGGGTACCCGATCTCCCATTGGGTTGTTGAGGTTAACGCTGCGCAACGGTTCTTGTTGGCTCACGATTTCGTCAGGAAGTGGCAGGCTCTCCATAGTGTGATGGTAGTAGCCCACACTACTTCACGGAACAAACTGGATGAAAACCTGGGTGTGGAAGCCTTGTTGCCACCGTTGTGGCGCAACGGTCAGGTTAGGTTGCCGACTATGCGCGAAAACTGGAAAACGTTGGCGTTCATCGAGGAGATGACATCTTGGACACGTAACAAAAAGAACGGCACCGACCTTGTGATGGCGCATTGGTTCGCCGAGTTACACATGCCTTCTTTGGGTCCTGTTAAGGCGCCGCCACGCCTGTGGCGACCATCTTGGATTTAATATGATATTGTGACACGCATATAACATGCGCTCTTTAGACGAAATCGTAGAACTCTATCATCAGCGCCGACTCGCACTCGGCCCTGTCCACGAACAGATGCGGCGTGTCCGCGATCTAGCGAACGGTGACGTCGTTGTACCGTTAAACGAACTAGACCGCAACGCCAAAACAAACGTAGCAAACCTCCTTGTACAAGGCTTGGATCAAATGTCGATGCGTGTATCAAGCACAATGCCATCACCGTTCTTCCCACCTGTACGTGAAGGTAGCGAACTATCCAAAAAATATGCTCGTATGCGCAAAAAAGCGTTGCTCGGTTTCTGGGATGACAACCGTATGCAAATGAAACTACGTCGCCGCGCCCGACACCTACTCGCCTATTCGTCTAGCCCTGTTTTCCTTAAACCAGATTTCGGTACCCTCACACCAAAATGGGTTGTACGCAACCCGTTAGATACTTTCGCCGCACCAACAGACGAAGATGATGTAGTACCAGAGAACTGTATTTTCACGTCACGGGTAACAGCAAACTTTCTGCTACGAAACTACGGTGATCTTGTAGGCAACCAGTTACGTTTCGGCAGAGTTGACTCCGATTCACGCTACACAATGCTCGAATATGTTTCAGACGAATCACTACAACTTGTCGTACTAGGTGCCGAAGATAATCCGGCGCTTTCACAATCCGAACGCGCAGGATTAGAAGCAATCATGTTGGAAGGCATCCCGAACCGTACAGGTATGCCACTTGCTGTCGTACCGAAACGAATCACTTTAGATAAACAACGAGGACAATTTGATGGCATCCTCGGCATGTATTACACTCGCGCTCGCCTACAGGCGTTAACAGAGATCGCTATCGAGCGCGGAATTTTCCCTGAAGAATACCTGATTGCACGACCAGGTGAGAACCCTGAAATACTTCAGATGGCTGACGGCAAAAACGGTGTACTCGGTGTCGTCAAAGGTGGCGACATTCAACAGTTGCAACTAAACCCAGGTTACAAAACAGATACAGCATTAGACAGACTTGAACGCCAAGAACGACTTGAGGGTGCTATCCCAGCAGAGTTCGGTGGCGAATCGGCAACAAACATTCGTACCGGTCGCCGAGGCGAAACAGTCCTGTCAGCAACCGTTGATTACCGTGTCCAAGAAGCCCAAGAAGTTTTTGCGAACTCCCTACTTCACGAAGACAAAATTGCTATCGCCTTAGAAAAAGCCTATTGGGGCGAACAAACAAAAACGTTCTTTATCCCGTCACGATCATCGGTCGGACAAGAATCGTACACACCGAACAAAGTTTGGCAAACAGACTTCCACTATGTTTCATACTCGGCAGCAGGATCAGACGTAAACAACCTGATCGTCGCATTAGGACAACGCCTCGGCACAGGTTTAATGTCAAAAGAATCAGCACGAGAAGCCGACCCATTGATTTCTGACCCAGACTTTGAACATGATCGTATCATCGCAGAAGGTGTAGAAGACGCACTACTCTCATCCATCCAACAACAAGCAGCGAACCCAGCAGGCCCATATCAGCCAGACGATCTTGCTTATCTCACTAAACTCGTGTTGGAACAAGACGTG